TAGTGATGGTACGGATACCATCTGTGTGTTTAATGCTATAAACTGTAGCCATTTGGAGCTTCTCCCAAAATAATTGTTTTGCCTAGTATTTACAAAATACTTCGGTGTATTTATAGGGAGAGCTCGGCTACATAGAGTTTCATTCGTTCTCGATCTTCAGGGGATGTGGAAAATTTCTCAGACCAATAGTCAGGTCGAATTATTGACTCCATAATAATACGTTCTTCACCGACCACTTTATTGATAAAGAATTGTTTGAATTTATCACTATTCAACAGAATCCAGGGAGATAACCGTCGTTGTCTTAGTAAATGTATAACTTCATTTGCAGTTAAAACATCAAATATCTCAGACACATCACAATCGTGTTCCGTTGCATGATCAAATAATGTGTTAATTGTTATCTGTGCTTGTTTAACTGGAGGTGCTCGACGATCAAGAAACTCAAGATATAAAGCATACACTTTATCATCATGCCATATTGTAGGAGATAAATCCTTTTCCTTCATCAGCCATATAAACAATTCTGGATCTGGAAGATTAACTTTCTTAACGAAACTTGCAAAGCGAATAAAGCAATTATAAAATTTTGAGTGGAGAAATGCTGATGACTTGGGAACAGTGCGGCGATATGCTTTCATCCATTTCTGATAATATTGCCATGCTGCTTGTCCTTCAGTTGTTCTGAATTCCTTATCTCGTCGCATCTGTTTACAACGATGTTTTATGAACCTCGTTTCAAGATGAAACCTTTGTTCACAGAACTTACACTGAAATCTTTTTTCTTTCATTATCGATTTTTCAATTCTTTCTTGATTGTTTTTATTTCGTCTGGTTGTCTACCAAGCTGTTCAGCATAATCAACAACGTCATCAGCACTCAACATTGGTAATGCTTCTTTGGCTTGAGTTGTGGTGTATTTAAAATATTCTTTTATTACTCCAACTGAAATTGTCATCGATGATTCTTTCTTCGATACTGTTTTCTTCCACTTATATCTAGTGAACTGACCATTAGTACAAAGTGACATTAACTGAACGAGCAGCTTTTTATGATCCGTAAATTCGAATATTAGTGGATTAACAAGCTCATTGAGAAAGAATACTTGACGAGCACTACTCGTTCCTGACAACCAACGCATCACAACAAGAGGGTGTAGTGCCTTTTGTTCTTCTTCGGATAGACTATCATAAAAGGTTGAGTTGTTTTCACTTAACTTGCCTAGTACGTTAAATATATCGAGTTTGTATTTTGGATTTGCCACAATTAATCACGAGCACCTTCGGGCGCTCGAATGTTGCGATTACAGAATTTACACAAGACGTGATCTTCTTTGAATACTAAATGTTGATATGGATGAATGCATTCCGCAACCATCACTTCACGCAATGCTTGAACATCATCAAAGATTGGCATCTTGCGATGTTGTAACGCAAGGATTTGTTCCTCAATAGGTCGCATTTTAGCTAACAATTTTACCATGTTATCCATCTTACGATTCCATGATGTTTTTTCACTTCTGTCAGAAAAGTTTGAAATAGCTTCAAACATTTTCCGCTCGTGAATTTGTTGGTCTGTTTCGTTTTCTGGTTTTTTACGTCTGGCCATGTTTGTCACTCAAGGATTCTTGCAATAACCATTGCATTACAATTCTAACAGTTTTCTCATTAAGAGTATCATCTGTAATTATAAAATCAGATAGTAAACCGTGACGATGGAATTGGTCATCCAGATCGTCTGCTGCTAACCGACTTGTTATCATTTCTTCTGAATCACCACGCTTAAGCATATTTTCACGTAACCGCTCATTCGAGATATCAAAATAAATATTCTTTATTATAATACCTGGGAAGGTTTCTTCCAACACTGGTGTGAAGGAAGCAACACTTTCGGGGACTGCAACAAGTATTGCATAGTTGTGCTCAGTAGTATATTCACTCTTGGTTGAGCCATACCGATTACCTGCAAATTCAGTATATTGAATCATCTCACCACTAGTTTGACATTCATCAAATTCTTCATCAGTCATAAAATGATAATGCACTCCAGGCTCTTCGCCCCATCTCTGAGGACGAGTTGTTACCGAAACAACCTTATGAAAGTTATTAGGAACGTGCGGTAAACGAGGTGATCTTATCAGACCACTTTCCAATGTGCTCTTGCCACTACCCGAAGCACCCATTATCATTAGGACTGTTTTGTTCATTCAATAACCTTCATTGCATTTTCGTAAGAATCATCTTGTACATCACGAATGACATCATTAAGGATTTCATCATCCATATCAGTAACAAATTTTGGAATTGTTGGTTTTATGTGTAATGGAATGTATATGTAATCGGATGATTTACTTTGTTGAATTGCCACATCGGCCTTTAATTCATTACGGTCGATTACTTCTTGTGGGTTGTTTGTCTCATCACACACGACTGTGAAATCAAAGATACGACGATCACAATATAATGTATCCAAGTACTTCGTAATTGTAGCTGCTAAATGGGTACGAGTTTTCTTGTCATTGGGTTCAAAGATGTATGGTTTAGCAAGTTTAGTTATTTGACGTCGAACGGCAGAGCAGGCCAATCGAGCACCAGCGGCGGTTACCGGTTCAGAGATGAACGGCAATCTCTCTGCATCCATATCATCGTTGCAGTAAGACTCTTGTAGGTGTTGAGCAGCCTGTTGCAATACTTTTATTTCTTCCTTCAATACTGCAATCTCTACTTTCAATACAGACGGACTATCTTTGCCCATGCATTCCCAAAACATTTTAGATGTTTCGTCAAAATCATAACTTTCACCAAACTTAATCTCTCCATTAGAGGTATCAATTTCAACCATCATACGTTCGTGATTGGAAATCGTGATCGTGTGATCCGCATTATTTGCACGAGATGCAATAACAAGTGAACTTCCTTCAATCAGTTTACCAACGGTGTAGATTTCACCACCCATAGGTTCGTCAACGGTGAGGTCTTTGGCTTGTGGCATTGAAATATTATCTTCAGCCTTACACTGCTCTCCTAGCATTTCTTTTGGAACTCCCATTGAGCCAGGAATGGTATTAAGGATTGCGGCTGCATCGTGTGTAGATCCATGTCGTTCCAAACGAGCTGAACTTGCATCTGTAGCAGCAAAAATCCTACGACCAAACTCATCTTTTTTATATTCTTTACTTCTCTTTCTAATTTCATTTAAAATGTTTTTGGCTTGTTCGTTCATCTCTTCTTCGCTCATTTCTTTGCTCATTATTATTCTCTATACTTGGCTTAATCGAATGAACATTGCTGCTGCATTGATTTCCGGATCTGCACATATTGAGTGCTTATATAAGTGGTCAGCAATTATTACAATTCCAGCTTCCCATTTATCTTTGGTTTTAAATTTTGTTGACTTCTCTAAATTCTCATACAAGAATCTGTAAACATCTTCCCACTCTTCCACTGTTACGTTTTCACAAACAACATCACGAGCCGATGTCCAATTGTCTGTTTCTAACAGATCCAACAACTCGAATTTGTAATCACCAATCTCTCTTCCTAGCTGTAATGTATCTAATGTACCATTGTGAGTGTTTTGCTGAACCAGATGAACAATTTTTCTAATGTCAGGATATCCAGTGGACACATATTGATCAAGGAGTTCTAAATCAAATGATATTTTCTCTGCTAGCAAAATTTTGGCGACATACTCTGTAACATCTTCCACATTAGGAGCTTTGAAACGAATGTGTTGACATCTTGATTTAACTGGTGCAATTATTCGATGTTCTTGGTTAGACGTTAGAATAAAACGTGCATTATCCACATAGTCTTCCATATATCGTTTGAGGACTGCTTGGCTACTTAAAGTGATGTGTGAAGCTTCTTCAAGTACTACTACTCTGTATTCACCCATTGGAAATGATGTGATAAAGGCTTTGATCTTGTCGCGCATTGTGTTAACATCATTCTCATCCGAAGCATTCATTTCCAGAATATCTGATGGATCAATTTCGCAGGCGTCAAGAAGAATTTGAGTAATAGTGGTTTTACCAACACCTTGCACACCCGTTAATAACAGGTGAGGTATTGACTTTTCTTCTATGATTTTATTGAAAAACTTTCTGTGAGTTTCATCGTGAAACACATAGTCCTTCAACTTGCATGGTCTGTATTTTTCGACCCACATATTATTTTTATTCGCCATGTAGTTTTACTCCTTGAGGGAGCATACCGAAACTACCGATTAATGTCAACGCGAGGTATCACTGATGGTCCTAGTTCGGGCTCTGGTTTTATAGGCGGATTATCTGACGTCGACCGCACTCTACGAGTTGTGGAATCGGAATATTCATTGGCTTTGATATGATCAAAAATATCACGATGATGAATAAGTTCGGGATCTTCTGATTCGGG